CACGCCCGACCCGCCACGCGACCCGCTCCGCGATGAACTGGTCAAAATGCAGGCCGAACGCGACACGTTGCGCGGACAACTCAAACACTGGCGCACCGCGTACAAGACGCTCGTGGCTGAACACAGTCTCGAGCGCCTGAAGGCCACCAGCGAGCACCGCGCCCAAGTGGCCCGCCTGGAAGCGCAGCTGCGCGCCGAAACGACGCGCGCCGACACCGCGACCGCGAACTTCGAATGGATGCGGCTGATGTTCAACAAGGCCGACCAGGAAGTCTCGACCTTGATGCAGCACACCTTGAACGTCCAGCGCATGCCCTTTGAACTGGCGCGCGAACCCCTCGCCGCCGACGACAAGCCACGGCCGGCCGTCTCGAGCGCCGAGAGCGGCGTCGCGGTGCCGGTGGGCGATGCCACGCAGACCGCGATTGGCGGACTGGCCACCTCCCTGGGCCTGGACTTCGAAGACGTGGGCGACGAGCTGGCCCATGCCCTCGGCGTCACCAACGACAACCCGCACGGACGACTCGAGCACCTCACACGCAGGAGTAACTAGCAATGGACAACATGGTGCCACCCCCCACGGGCGCACCGGACCCGAGCGGCCTCGAAGGTGCGGTCGAAGCCGTTTTCGCTGGGGCCCCGGCCATCAAGAGCGAGGACCAATACAAAAACTTCGGCGCGATGCTCGAGTTTTACAAGGAGGCGAAGCGCGAATGCCTGGACGGGCGACAGGCAATCGAACGCCTCTGGTGGCGCAACATCCTCTACATTCTCGGCCGCCAGTGGATCTACTACGACCGCAAACGCGGCCAATGGGTAGACAAGCGCATGGCCCGCTGGATCCCTCGACCGGTGACCAACAAAGCCTCGGAAGTGGTCGAATCGCTGGTCGCCCTGTTTCAGAGCATCGAACTCGACGCGACCGCGCGACCGGTCGGGGGCGAAGTGCGCAACGTCTCGACCGCCGAAACCATTGACCGCCTCGAGCCCTTTCTGAAAGACGACCACGATTACAACCATGCCTGCATGATTCGGGATTTCTGGCTCGTCGCCACCGGCAACGGCTTTTTGCATACCTATTACGACAAAAATCCCCAATGGGGCACTGTCTCACTGCCGTACTCGCAATGCCAAAGCTGTGGCGTGAAGCACCCCCCGCAGACGGCCTATCTCGGCGTCTGCCCGACGTGCAAGGTGGGCCAGATGGCCGCCACCGATATGGCGATGCCGGTCGGGCGCGGCCGCACGTGCGCGCCGTCGCCCTTCGAAATTGCCTACCCGCTGGTCTATCAGGAATTCGAGGACACCCCCATCGTGCTCCGCATGATGTGGAAAACGAAACGGCAACTCGAGAACTTCTACGGCCGGAGCTTCCTCGACAAACACAAAATCACGTGGCAACGCTCGCCGCAAGAACGCTCGCTGCAACTGATGCGCGCCATTGCCACGCAGACCGACGTCTCCGCGATGTCGCGCAGTCATGGCCTGGGCGCGGAAACCGACTTCGAGAGCGATGGCACGACCGAATTCGAACTGTGGGCCAAGCCGAACGAAGACTTTCCCGAAGGCTTGCTGATGCGCGTCCTGGGCGACGGCGAAAACGTCGTGCTCATCGAAGACGAGCCGGCCTTGCCGGGGCCGGTGCCGTTTCAAACCAAACAGGGCGAGATTCTGATTCCGTTCCTGCACACCGGTTTCAAACAATTTGGCGGCAAATCCACCGCCAACAGTCCCCTCGACGTGATTTGCGCCAAGGTCGACCAGTTGAATCGCCTCGACGCGCTCATCGAACTGATTGTGAACCGAAGCGCCAATCCCGTGTGGCTGGAACCCAAAGGGAGCGAAATCAAATCCTTCACCGGTGAACCGGGCCTCGTGCTGAAATACAACGCCCTGGCCGCCGGCGGCGCGAAACCCGAACGCCTGGAAGGGGCCAACATTCAGGGCAGTCTGTTTCAGCTGCGCAAACAGATCCTCGACGACATCGAATATTTGGCCGGCACCTTCGACGTCTTGAAGGGCAGCAAACCCGGCGGCGTCGAAGCGTTTTCGGCGCTGCAACTGCTGGTCGAACGTGGACAGGCCCGCTTTACGCCGGTGTTCAAGGCGCGCGGGGAAACGCATCGCAAATGGCTCGCCTTGGCGGTGGAGCTCGAGCGGCAGTACGGCCCGACCCGGCGCACCTACGCGGTGATGACGCCGAATAAGGGCTGGACGATGGAGCACTTCCTGAACGCGGACCTTCAGGGTGCGGTCGATTTCATCATCGAGGACGGCGCGCAGGCTCCGAAGACCAACCTCGGAATTCGGGCAGCGATTGAACAGGCGAAAAATTTGGGGTACTTGGATCCCGCGGACTTCGAACAGAAGTACTCCGTGTTCACCAAGTTGGGCCTGACCTTCCTGATGCCGTCGCTCGACTTCCACGTCAAGAGCGCCCTGGCTGAACAAGACGCGTTCGAAAAGTGGACGCAGGATCCCGCGGCCCTCGAGCAATTCAATCAGCAAATGATGGTCTACAGCCAATCCCTCCAGCTGTACACGCAGCAGACGCAGCAGGCGACCGCCGCCGGCCAGATGGTGCAGAGCCAGCCGCCGGACATGCCCGAGATGACCCCGTTCCAAGGCAAGGAGTACCAGGACGGGCGCGTGCACATCGCCGAGCACACCAAGTGGGCGAACAGCGATTCAGCCCGGACCCTGTTCCAGCAGATGCCCATGCTCGAGCAAGCCTTTCTCCGTCACCTCGAATTACACGACATCCTCGACGCGACGCGGATCCTTCGGCAACAGCTGGCGCAGACCCAAGCCCAAATGCGCCTTGGCCTGTTGCTCCCCCAACCCCAGGCGGGCGGCGGCGGGCAAGCGATGGCGAGTAGCAATCAGGAATCCGGCGCGACCGATTCGATGCCGGCCGGCAACAACGACCAGGGCAAGACCGGCCAACAGGTCGGGCCAGCCTAAGGAGACACGCACATGGAAGGCAAACTGATTCAGAAACTCCTGGATGACCTCGTGGCGCGCAACCCCGACATGGAAAAGTACCTGACCAACCTCGACTACATTCCGCAGGGCGAGGAACCGGCACCGGAGCACACCCACACCGTGAAACTCGCCAACATCGCCAGCGGCGAGGATCTGGTGATCGCGCTCACCGCCCAGCCGCCCTACGGGGCCATTGCGGATCTTCTCCTGGAGCGTCTCTGATGCCGAAGGAACTCGAGCGCAAGCTGACCAAGGAAGCCGCGATGAAGGGCCTCAAAGGCGCGCACAAAGACGCCTACATCTACGGCACCATGCGCAAGACCGGCTGGCGACCCGCCCGCGAGAAAGGTGGCAAAAGGAAAACGTAACCGCTGGATCGGCTTGACAGCCACCACATCTTGTGTTGTAAGGTTTTGCCTGACATGCCTCTCGATCCGTCACCTAGGTGACGTGCCCGAGAAGAAGGCGAGGCAAGAATGGCCGACGAGCCAGCCGGTGCGGATGGTCAAGACCAGCTGACCGAGCCGACCGGTCAACCTGACAGCGGCGAAACCCAAGCGCCCCGCGAACAGCCGCGCGGGGCCCAGGACGGAGCCTCGGCGGGCGCTGAGAAGGCGACCCGTACCGGTCCTGCGAGCCGAGCCACCGGCCAGCGTCGTGGTGATGGGGCGTTCGTACCCAGTCATCGTCTGCGTGAAGCAAACGCAAGGGCGGAACGAGCCGAGCAACGATTTCGAGAACTGCAAGCGCACTTGTATCGCCAACCGGCCGGCGAGCCGGTACGGCGGGAAGCCCCGGCGGCGATTGATCCAGAAACGCAGCGAGTGCGGGATGCCTTCCGCCAGATGTATCCGCAACTCGCCGCGTTTGAGGACGCGGGAATTGACCTAGGCCGATTGAGTCAGCTGGTATCCCAGAACGGGCCGATTCAATCGTTCGAAGATTTGCAACAGCAAATCTGGCGCAACGTTGCACTCGGCGCACTGCGCAGTGTCGACGCCAAAGTCAGAGATGCCTACGGGCCAAACGTCAAACCCAGCACAGTGCGGCATTTCCAGTCGGCCTTCATGTCGTGGATTCAGGACGACGAAGACCGGAAAAATCGGTACATCGAAAACGATCCAAACCTTGTCGACGATTTCTGGCACGACACCACCGGCGACGTCGTAGAACCGATTCGCGAATCGACACAAGCCACGCTTCGGACACGCGCGGAGCGCGTGAACAACCTGCCGAAGTTCACCGGTCGCACCGGACCGGTGGGCGCTCAGGGTAAACCGAAGACGCTGCCGAAGACCGAAGAGGAACTACACGACGCCGCATTTGACGCGCTGATCGAACGCCAAGGGTAGTCACGCAACCTTTGCCAAACGGCGCGTCACGTGAGGGACGCCCGTGACCGGAGCCGACACACAGGTCATTGATGGGATTCTCAAGGACTACTACGAGGATTTCGTCTCTGAACAAGTCAACAACAAAAACCAGCTGAAAGACCTGTTCGGGTTCAAGGACTCGGACTTCGCGGGTAGGGAAAAAGTCTACACCGCGCACGTGTCGCGCAACACCTCACCCTTCTTCAGCGGTGAGGATGGCGCGTTCGCAGAAGCCGGCGCGCAGGGTCACGTCCAGGTGCGTGTCGGGCAACGGAAGCTGATGGGCCGCATCCGCCTCACCTATGAGGCGATGCACGATTCGTTGCAGAGTCGCGGGGCCTTCAAGCAGGCGCGGCGCGACGAGAATCAGGGGCTCATCAAGGACATCGCGCGCAAAGAGGAATACGCCCTGGCCACCGAAGGCCGCGGCATTCTCGCGCTCATCGATGAAGTCACGCCCTCAGGCGATACGACCCTCGAGCTCGACGCGCCCGGCGGCATCACCAACGACAACTTCGGCAATCGCTTTTGCCAAGTGGGTATGTATGTCGGGGCGGTCAATCCTGGCACCGGCGCATTGCGCACCACCGTGCGGAAGATCACGGCCTGCAACAGCGATGGGACCGACGTCACCCTCGATGGCGTCGGCGGCTCGACCTGGGCAAACAATGACTACCTCGTCCAGTGTGCCAATAGCGACGTCACCGATGTGCTCGATTCGAGCTACGAGCATGCGTTCTGGGGCCTGATGGCCCTGGTCGATGACGGCACCTATCGCAACAACTACTTCGGCGTCGACCGCTCCGTCTGGGGGAACTTCTCGAGCTACGTCAAGCCCTCGACCGGCACGCTGAGTTTCGACCTGTTGCAGCAAGTGGCCGACATCCTCGATCAGAAACTCGGATCGACGATCGACCTGCTACTCGCGCATCACTCCACGCGCCGCCTCTACATCAAGATGCTGCTGGGTGACCGCCGCTTCGTCGGCAATCACGTGCAGCGTCCCGATGGCGGCACGGTCGCCTTTACCCAGGGCGATCTGACGATGGGCGAAGTGCCCATCAAAGCGATTCGTGATTTCCCACTCGACGTGATGATGCTGTTGGACAAAGCGAATTCCGGCTGGGTGGTCTACGAATCAGAAAAGGGCAAGTGGGTGGACGAGGACGGTCAGATTCTCGTCCGCGCCGGCGTCGGATCCGCGGCGCGCGATGCCTTCGAGGCGTGGTACCGGATCAGAAGGCAATATCACCTCAGGTATCCGGGGTACAACGCACGACTCGACGCGATTACCGGTCAGTCGTTGGTCATCGTCCGCGCTGAATAAGCGCGACGAGAAGGGCCGCGCGCCGGTGATGTCGGGAGCGCCGGCGCGCGTTTCCGCAAAAAGGAGAGGCGAATGGAAGGATTTCTCAATCCCTACGATTGGGTCGAAGCGGGCAACCGCACCAGCAAGACGCTCACCGTCACCTATGACGGCAAATCCTGGGAACTGCCGCCCTATCCGGCGGTGAACAAACTCCCACAGATCGTCGCCAGGAAGGCCATTGAACAACATCCGCTGATGGGCAGTGAGGATCCGACCAATCCGAACTACTTCATCTCCCTGGTGTTCGTGCGCGGGTGGGAAATCGGTGGCGAACCGATGGCCGACACGCCTATCGAACAAAGCAGATCAATCGAACGCATTGACGTGTCGTTGCTCGACCCCGACCGGCAACGGGGCCGCGAAACCGTGCATTTCGGCCGGCTGAAACCGGAACGCATGCACGACATGCCAGGCGCGAGCGACAGCGCGCGGACCGGTTCAATGAGCACGTTTTCGGGTGATGCCTGATGCCTGAGGACTTTGCGATGGCGCAATTGCGCCGAGCGCTCGACGAGCGGCGGCCCCCACCGCCGACCACGCCCTCGATGCGCGCGCCCACCACCTGGGAACGCATTGGCGGAGGTTTGCAATCGGCGGTGGAGAGTCTGTCGAAACAGCCACTTGCCCGCATTGCCGATTTGGCCGGGCTGGTGAATCTGGACGCGGCGAAGCGGGAATTCAGCGAGCCGTATAGCGGCGTGCGCTACGCCACGATGCCGA